CCGCTCGGCAGCGAGACGATCTCGTCGGCCTGCGCCGCCAGCCAGTAGGCCGCGCTCGCCGCCATGCCGTTCACCTGAGCGACGATCTTCTTCCCCTGCCCGCGCATGGCGAACAGTTCCGCCGCGAGCTCCGACACGCCAGTGACGGTACCGCCAGGGCTGTCAATGTCGAGCAGGATGGTCCCGACGCTGGCATCGGCCATCGCGGCGCGCAGCATCTTCCCGATGCCTTCCGCCGATGTGCCGCCGCTCGAGTCCTCCATCGCGGACATCCGGTGCGCGATGACCCCACGGATCGGGATGACCGCCACGGCGCCGCCCTGCGTGCGCGATGCCTCCTGCGAACCGCCGCCGGCGCCGATACGCGCCTGAATCTCTTCGGCGCTGTAGGCGTGGCCTGCTGCGCGGAAGGCCAGCACGCTCACCAGTTCAGCGAGCTTGCCCGGATCGATCGCCCACAAGTTCGAGGCGACGTAGTGAACCGCCAGTGGATACTTCATGCCGCGTCCTCCAGCGCCAGAGCTGCCAGCCCCGCCGCGTAATCCTGCGTTCTCCAGTTTTCCAGCGCCGACACCCACGGCCCTGCCACGAGCTGCGCCGCCTGCCCGGCACAGTAGGCGTTTGCCTCTGCTTCGGTCATCTGCAACCACTGCGCGACGCGCGCCGCGTGCCCGGCGTAAAACTCAGTGACGGCCGCGGCGAAGGCGTCAGCATCAGCCGCATGCCGCACGGCCAGCTTCTGCACCTCGGCGACTTCCTTGAGCAGCAACCGGGACGCCGACTCGACGACGATGGCCGACGCCTTCGCGTTCGGGTCCACCGTGGGCGGGCGTCGCCGCGGAGGCTGTGGCGGCTCGGTGCCGGCCGCCGGCTTGCCGGTGATGTTCTGCTGCTCGATCAGCTTGTCGTACGCCGGGTCGTCGATCTTGTTGCGGTTCTCGATCTTGCGCGCTTCGTTCCGCGTCAGAATCGGGCCGCCGGCGGCGAGCACCAGACCAGCCATGCGCTCGGAGAACTTGCCGCGGACAATCGCGTCGCGCTTGAACTCGGCGTAGTACTTCTGCGGCACGAGGATCAATTGGCTGTTCACCGCGAACTCGAAGAGCGACAGCCAGCCACCCATCGAGTACGTCAGGAACGACTCATCGAACTGCTCCGCGTTGCCGAAGGATGGGTCGGAGTTCTCCAGCATCTGCCGCGGCACGCCCAGCCATCGGGCCATGTCGTCAACGGAGAACTTGCGCGAGAGGAGCATCTGTGCATCCTCCGGCGTCATCGAGTTCGGTTTGAACGTGGAACCCTGCTCGAGAATCTTCGGCAGATGGTGTTCGCCGGGCCGAGTCACGAACGACCGCGCCATACGCCGCGCTGCCTCGTCATCGAGCGTGCCGGGGTTCTCGATGGTGCCGCCATTCAGCGTGCCCTTGCCGAAGATGTTGGCCGCATAACTCTCGTTCGCCATCGCGGTCCCGAGGCTGGTACGCGCGAACTCAAGGATGCCTTTGCCATCTGCCCCGCGCAGGTAGAAGATTTCATCCTGCGTGTGGACGGTGGTCTGCCCGGTCTGCTCATCGCGGACATGGAACAAGTACCGGCCACGGTTCGGCCCACGCTTGATCTGCTCCGGCGTCACGAGTCGAGGGTGAATCGGGTGCAGTTCATGCACGAACCCTCGCGCCCCTTCGACGATCCAGTTGTAGGCCCACCCGTGATCGATCAGGTTGAACATCTGCTCGCGCCGCCACTGGAACGAATCCTGGTAGCCGTTCGGCGCGTCGTGCAGGACTTCGTACAACGGGTGATTCGGCGCCGCCTCTGAGCCGCCGTCGTTCGGCAGCGTCTGGTAGACCGGGAAGGGCAGCATCGCCAGTACCGTGCCGAGGATGTTCCGCCCTCGGTACCACGCGCTCAGCTTCTGCGCGCTGGCAGGATCGACCCACTCGCCCGATGGCGTCATGCCGCTAGACCCGAGCGGGGTGTACCACCGATCGTCAGTCGGCCCCCACGATTCCGCCAATAGCCCGCCGCCGCCGAGAATGCGCCCGAGAACGTCCATTTACGGTTTCCCCTTCGACCGCACGTACGGCCACACGCCAGCCGACATCAGCACGACGCCTCCGACGATCGCCGCAAGCGGCGTCGACCATTGCGCCGAGATACCCCACTCGACCGACACGAATCCGCCAAGCGCCAACACGGCGTTGATGTTGCCAGCGACTTCCGCCGCGAGTTTCTTGATCACAGGTAATCTGCCAGGCTCCGCACGCCGCGCGTCATGTAAACGCTGGCCGCTGTGTATGGTGTTGCGCCCATCTTCGCCAGCGCGTCGATCAGCGCCACGCCGCCGTCGATGCGTTTCCGCTGGTTGATCTTCACGGGCCGGATCTCGCGCCAGGCGTTCTCTTCGATCGCAAGGTTGCCCATGCACCAGTTCAGGCAGAGGTTGCCGTCATGCGCGAGATTGCTGCTCACGATGAGAGCTTCGAGCAGCTTCGTAGGCGCCGACAGTCGTCGGAACCCCTGCGGGATTTCCTCCACGAGCGTGTCGCCGAAATGCCGCTGGAGCTTCGACACGACGCCGGCCGCGCCAGCCTGGTCGATGCCGATGCCGCGGATCTTGTACTTCACGGCCAGTTGCGCGATCACGAACTCGACGATCGCATCGTGGTCGATGAGCGACCCCGGTGACGTGAACACATGCCCGGCCTTCGCCCACTCAGGGTAAGGGATCTTGTCTTCTTGGGCGCGCCGCGCCAGCGTCTTCTCAGGCATCCAGAAGTACGACAGCACGTCTACGGCTCGGTCGATCGGTTGACCGTCAGACGCCGGCGCGGCGCGATCCAAGTCTCGAGGGAACACCAGCAGGACGGCCGACAGGTCGATCTTGTCGGAGAGGTCGACCCCCACGAAGCATTCCCGGCCCACCAGCGATGCGCTTGAGATGGTCCCCTTACACGAGGCCCACGACTCCGGTGACAGCCAGGCGGTCGCCTGCTGCGTCCACTGGCAGAAGTTCAGGCGGCGCACAAGGTTTCGCTGCGAAGGAAGATCGACCGCCTCACGCACTTGCTCGCGCAGGTACTGCCATGACAGCGACACGCCGAGATTCGGGTTAGCCTTCAGCCAGTGCGGCCCCTCTGTCTTCCAATCGTCGCAGTCAGGGCAGTCATCCGAGGGCTGGTACTTGCCGGCCTTCTGGCACCGCGAGCAGGCGTCCAGGTGGCATATGAACGCGAACCACGCGTCGTTGTCGATCAGCCCCTCAAGGATCTGCCGCGACATGTCGTGGTGTTCCCAGCAGACCGTGTCCCGGTCGAACCCGCTGTTCGTGATCTCGATGATGAGCGCGCTTTGGCGGTTCTTCGTGCCGGCGCGCATCTTCGCCGTAACGACGTTCGACGGGTGCTCGTGCAGTTCGTCGATCAGCGCCCCATGCACGCGCTTGCCATCCAGCCCGCGCTTCTCAGCCGAGATCGGCCGGATGAAGCACCCGGTTTCGAGCACGGCCAGGTTGTTCACCTTCTGGTCGAACAGGGCGTCAAGTTCCGGCGACACCTTCACCATATTCTCGGCGTCGGTGAAGGCGAGCTTGGCCTGGTCCTTCGTGACAGCCGCGCAGAAGCACTGCGCCCCGCGCTCGCCGTCAGCCACGGCCATGTAGATCAGGATGCCGGCGCCGAACGGTGTCTTGCCTGAACCCTTCGCCGTCTCGACGTAGGCCACGCGGAAGCGGCGCGCTCCGGCCGCGGTGTACCACCCGAACAGCGACCCCGCGATGAACGCCTGAAACGGCGACAGGATGAACGGCTTCCCGCCTGTCACCGTCCCTTCATCGTCTTCGTCAGGCAGGCAGAGGACATCTGCGAAGAACTCGATCACCCGCTGCGCCTGGTCAGGCTTCCACACCAGCCCGCGCTCGGTTGCGGTCTCAAGGTCTCGCAGATGCCGTTCGCACGCCAGCCGTACGAGCTTAGCCGCGATGGTCTTCCCATCAACCACGCTCCGCGCGTACGCCGTCACCGGATCGAGCGCGTCAGCCACGGGCCATGAACCGATCCAGCTTACTTGCCGGTTTCTTGCTGCCGTCGTCTGTTGCCTTGACGCGTCCTCTGGCCGCAGGAGTCAGCCCGAACTCGATCAGGTAGGCGCGCACAGCCATGCGCCCCTGACGAATCTGGTTAACATAGCGGTACTCCAACTGCTTGAGCGTAGTCACTTCTCGCACGGCAGCCACAAGATCGCCATCGTCAAGTCGAGACAACGCGTCTTCGAGTTTGTCGATCGTCGCCTCGGTCTTCTCCCGCTGCACTGCGATGTGCTCAGTCTCGGCGTAGAGGCTACACGCTTGAAACAGCGCGGCATCGTCGACAACCGAGAGCGTATGCGAGTGTTCCAACCGCGCGATCATCCGGTCCCACTCCATCGACGCGTACGCGTTCAATGCCTTCGGCTTCTCAGGACGACCAATCGGCGGGTCGGGGTTGACCACATCGCCGTGGCGATCCTTACGAAAGGTGCCCTCAACGACGTGCATGGCACGCGTCTTCGCGTTTCTGCCTCCAGACCGCCCCTTTACGCCAGCCATCTATGCCGCCCTCACGGCGCGGCGCGCGATGCCTGAGCCGCGCCGGCTGTTGCAGCCGATGTGCGCCGGGCGCAGATTGGCGTCGTCGTCTGATCCGCCCAATGCCAGCGGGACGATGTGATCAACAGATGGAGCCATACGGTTCCTCGACGGCAACGTCGGGTCGATAGGCTCTAAGCACAACCCGCAGACATACCCGTCGCGCTCACAGATGCGGCGCCACCGCCCCGCCTTCTGCCGCGACGGCGCACCCGCCGTCCTGAGACGACTGCGACGAGCCGAGCAACCACGCTTCCGCCGCTCTGCCCTCAGCGCGTCACGGTGCTGCGTTGGCATTCGTAGCGAAGCCCACACCGCCGAAAGGCGAGCGGATGTGCAAGCGTCAGAACAGCAACGCCGACCGGCAACGACAGGCTTGAACTCGCCGCCGCAATGCGCGCAGGCTACCGCAGCGCGTCCGGTCTTCCTGTCACGGCCCACACACTGACGGCATCGGCTCGCTCTTCTGTCAGGCAGCACCTTCCCACAGCCGCACACAGGCCGCGGCAGTCGCTTCCTACCTGCGCCAGTCCTAGCGCCGCCGCTACCTATGCCGCCCATTTACGCATCCCGAAAGGTTCATTCGCTGCCATTGCATGCGCGAAGG